ACTTGCATTAATATCAGCGTTGACAATTACGCCAGTAGCAATAGCCGTGACGCCTGCATCACTGATAGTTACATCACCTGTAACTGCTGTGCTAGTTGCAACGTTTGTGCTGCTGCCTAGTACAATATTGCCGCTAGGTAACGTGGCAAGTTTGCTATAAGCAATCGCAGCAGAAGCATTTACATCTGCATTAACAATCGTGCCATCTAACAGCATCGTGCTTGTGACTGTGCCGCTATCGCCAACGGTTACAACATTGCTGCCGCTTTTAGTTAATGCCCCGGTTACAGCAACAGTGCTATCAAATGTTGCTGCACTGGTAACGTCTAACGTGCCAGGTATATCAATATTGCTAGCCCATTCAACGCCAGTGCCAGCAGCATCAGTTTGCAGCAATTGACGGGCAGCGCCATCCGCTAATTTGCTAACCGCAATCTCCGCGCTGGCATTAATATCAGCATTAACAATTGTTCCATTTAGGAATGAAGTTAGGTTTACCTTTGACCCTGGTATTGATCCGTCGTCAATTAATGCAGCGCCTTGCTGCACTAAATTTTTAACTGTGATTTTCTTGGTGTCACTGCCTGCGATACTAAATACTGGCAGCAAATCTACTGCCGCTGGCGTTGTTTCAGCACTTAGCTGATCTATGCGCTGGTTAGCCATTACAGTTCCTCCGCAAGCTCTAGGATGTCCGCGTCAGCGGTGCTTAGAACCATTCTATCACCTGCAGAGTTAAGAACCAGGTCGCCAAAGGTGGTAGTTTGCACTCGTAGTTTTATTTCCCCCGTCGTCACAAACGTAAATGTACTGCTAATTATGTCGCCTGCGGTGCAACTAATTGCTGCTTGCGTCATCACGCCACTGATCTCATACCATATCGAATCATTTGCAGCATTAACGCCTTGTGCTTGCCCTTCAACTAAAATGTATAAATTAGCTTTGAAATCACTGCCAAACTGTTGCCGTAATAGTAAATTATGCAAATATACTGCAACTTCAGTTTGACCAGAGACTGCATAATCAAAAATACACTCGATACTGCCTGATCCCGTGATCAAAGTGCTGTATTGATTCCTAAATTCATCGCCTAATCCTGTTGTATCAACCGCTTCGCGATCAGTTGATAACTCAAATTTTACAATTTGCCCTAGTATCCTTGGCGTCGAATTAAGAATTTTGCAGCCGACAGCAATAGCAGCACCAGGCGTAGCCAATGCAACTCTGTTGTTTGATGTGCCAGCCACCGCATCAGAATATGTATTATATAACCGTAACCCGTCAAGTTGGTCTACATTAACAAACCAGTTACCTTTAGAGTACGCCCACCCCGATACAAATGATAATGTAGATGCGCTACTAAATTCTACAAAATCTCCTGTTACAAATGTGCCAGAGCTAAAGTCAAAACTAAACATGCCCTTGGAAGCAACAACATTTGAAGGCGTTATAGTTCCTTCAATTACATCGCCACTATCTCTAGTAAGCTCTATGTTCCCTGCGTTGCCAAGATAAACTGTCATTACAGAGCTACGTTAGAAAGTACCCCCGTAAATTGGAATTGTATTGTTGCTTGCATTATCTCGCCAACCGCACAATTAAGTTCAGCGCTAGTAATAATACAACTGCTTTGTATGCCTTTAGCTCCCCACCCCAGTTTTATGGTAAGTATATCGTCTTCCGATGTTGCAGTAGTTTTTACAATGCGCTCTAGTAATGGTTTTGCTGCCTCGTCGTAATAAAAGATCGTTGCACTGCCAGTACTAGCACGTAAACCCGGTACAAAAGTCCGATCATTAAGAGAAAGATTTGTAGTATCAAGCGTTTCTACTGTTGTCGATAAACTCCAATTGCTTACCTTAGCCACGGTAGCGCCGTTATAGGAGATGAAGCCGTCTTTGCCGCTGTAGTAAGTCATGAGTCAAGCACCCCAATTAGCTTTATTGTAACGGACATGCGGCCTGGTTTAACACTGTTAAACTGCGGTGGTTCCGCATAACGGTAGCTTAACCCAAACGAAACAGAGCCATAACGATTGGAGGTGCTGTTGCTTTGATCATTTGTATGAAATGTTTCATTGCCGCTTTTAGGCTTTTGCGGTAGTAAAAAATAGTACAACGTCCCATTGCAGGCTAAGTAATGATCAAAAATGGCAGCAGCATTGGCTTCAGTAATATTGTTATATTCTAAATCTAAAGTTTTGTTAAATGCTTTATTGCCATATTGCACCCGTGCTTCAATGCCGCTTTGCGAGCGAAAAACTTTACTTGCGAAATCACCAGGCGACATTGACCGTGCTGTAGGCACAAGATCTGGGAAGCTGGGGCCAGAGGTACTCATTGCTCGTTTTGCACCTCAAATAATGCGGCATCCATGTTTAGGTATCTAATCCTGCCATCAGTTTCAAGCGGTACATGGCTGCCAGTTATTTCGATTTCTCCCCCATCATAAGCAATCATCTCTGCCTTGTACAATCGGTTGCTGGTGCTAGAGCTGTATTGCGTAAATACACTGTTTGCAAATTCAGGCGTAGTCTTGCCACCAGCGCCAATCACCATTGAGCGTTCTTCCACTTGCGTCATGCTAGAACGCCAAAAATATACGGTGTAAGTGCCAGCCGCCATTGGGCTGCTAGATACCACAGTACCGTCCTCAAGCACGTAACCATTCTGGAACCGCTCCACATGCCTTGCTTGGCTTGATACCCGGAAATATTGCCCTGGCTGCAAAGCTAAACCATTTGGTAATGTCTTAAACGATATTGTATGAGTGATATGGTATCGCACATTAATCAAAAGTTTTGCAAACAATATTGCGTGATCAGCACTGGTGCAAAAGCCTGTGAAATCAATGGCTTCAACTTGCGGATTAGGATTAGCTGGGTCAATCCGTTTAACTAAAATATTGCGTGTTTCAGCAAATCCGTTTTCCACTTCATCACGCATCGTAACTAATATTTGCGGCGCTTTGCGTTGTTCGGCAGGATACCAGCTTACGGTAAGCGAATCTTCAATAATGTTGCCATCAGTAAACAATGCCGATATTACTGGCTTGCGCTCATATGCACCACCCAATGTGTAACCGCTTAAATCCGATCCTTTATTAACTGGGAATGTTGGCTGTAGTGATAACTTGCCACCTAATACTAAAAAGTCTAAAAAGAAATATTGCGCATTCTCATGGCCCCAATCCCTGATATTTACTGGTGCTGCCAACACGCCATCCCAGTAGAAATTATTTGCTAGGCATACCTTGCAGCCTTCTGCGAAGCCGTCCCAGTCCACCATTGTGGTAGGCATTAGATTCGAGTTGCTGATCAAGTGATACACAATTTCTGGGTATAAATTAGATGCACCATAAACAGCAGCAGCATTTACGCCATTAGTCGTAAAATCATCGTTTACTATTTTGCGCACCTTTGATCCTTTTTTGGCGTAATAAGTAAAATTATTGAAACTGCTCCATTCCTTGCCACTGCGCAGTTGCAAGCCGAGTAACGACATGTCTTCATACAGTGGTGCGTATTCAATAGTGCTAGTCGTGGTTGCCTGCTTGTCAAGCTTTAGGTTTTGGCGTTGCTCGTTGATATAAACAATTTGATGTTCCGGGCCGCCTTCATGGCTGCCTTCTTGCCCATCATGCAAATATATATCCGCTACAGCATCAAATTCTTCTGCTACGGCTGCACCGGCTCCAGGTAAGTCAACGCTGTTTATTGTCAAAGTGAGCTGTGGGCTCAAACCATTAACAGTAACTTTATCGCCATTTTTGTAATTAGCGCCACCATCATTTACACTTACGCTACCTTGGTAAACCGCTTGCTCTGTGTAAGTGACATTAATATCTGCTTGTACTCTGCCATTAGCAGGTGCAGGAAAACCTGGCGGCATTAATACGCTATAAGTACCATTGGCGTCAGGGGCTAAATACGGCTGCCCATCATCGTTTATATCAAATCCATCAAAAGCAACTATAGTAACTATTGATGGGAACATATTTAAATTTGTCCATAGCAAGTCGTAAGACCAACCTTCACTTAATTCATTTTCAGTAAGATAATTCCATGGAGCAATACCATAGCCGGTGCCAAAATAACCAGTGCTGCCAGATTTTTGCCCAAACTCTGCAAATGTCATCGCACGTAATGTAAACTGTACATCTACATAATGCTGCCCTTTAGTAAATCTTACTGCTTTAGTATATTCTTGCCCAGAATATTGTGGTATTGGAGCTTGCATAATGCCCATATGTAGCCATCGCGTTGATAGCCCAATAATGACATTACCAACTGGTGTGGCCGGTGTTAATAACGCAGCAAATAGATTTACAGTCAGTCCTGTACCGGAACCGCCAGAAGTCGAAACAGTCTGAATCTCATTAATTATGTTGTTTGTTGTAAATTTTAATGGCGAAATGCCTAATACTCTACCGCCTGGTGGCTTGCCGCCAAAGAACATAACCTCATTCGTAGCCGTATTTTTATCTAATCGCTCAAGGTATCCTTTGAACCCGACGTCAAATGACCCTATCGATGTTGAAGTGACATACTGCTCGGCCTTGCCTGTGCGGCCATCTAGTACGCAAACAGGATTACCAACAGGCCAGTTATATGCTAAATACGCTCCACCTGCAATTGGCCTAAATCTGATTTCATATTGTTTGTTGCTGTCAGGAAACGCTACTCGAATAAAATTGAACTGATCTACTGGGGTGCGACCTTTAACGCAAAATACACCGCCAGCGCCGCGAACCAAGCGTTGCCAAACTGTTTGCCCTTGCTCCTTTATTTCTAATCTAAAAAACGAATACCGCAAGCCATAATCGCTATACGTACCAACAGTATAATTATTACCACCGGCTTCTATATCAGCTAAATATGCTTCATCTGGTATAGATGAAAAATTAACCATGCCGCTGAATCGTTTCCATACTTGTGATTTAATGCCAATCTCAACTTGGTTTAATTTTCTAGTTGTAGTAAAATTTCCTATCGCTATTTTGCAAACCGTTGGGCCATACGTTGGGTTTACTTTCCCCAATAAAACTTGCACATTAGCATCAGGCGCATAAGTAGGCAAAGGATTGTGTTCTATGATTCCATTGCCAACTAAAAGCGCCTTGCCACTTTGCAAGCACTTAAAGGTGTAAATCTTTTTAAGCTTATCGCTCCATAATTCCTGCGTATCTTCTTTTGTACAAACAGATTCTACGCCAGCAACAAGGTAAGTTTCTCCTATAACAATCACATCGTCTATAGATTGCCTGTATGAGTTTTCTTTTGTTATTACATCTTTATTACCTCCTACAAGCGGAAAGTCATCGATTGAATTTCCTGAATTTACATGAAATTCTAAAAATTGCCCTTCTGCGACTTCAATTTCTTGTGTGCCTTGGTCAACTGCAAAACTTCTTAATCCTGTGCGAGCAGCAAATAAGCAAGAATTTTTGCGCCGCTCAACATTTGCTTTATTTGCAGCTATCGTACCTTTCTCCCATTCTTTTAGCGCTCCCGCTACATCAGCTCCTGCGCCAGGATACCAGAACAGAGGGAATGACACACGAACACGCTTAAACGGTAAGCGCCATCCTTGCCCATTACGCAGCGGCTCTGATATACCAAATGCCGTCATTGTAGACGGTATCCTGACACCGCTGAATATGGGTTTTAGATTACCTGCAGTTCGTAATTCAGCCATGAATACATCAGTTTTATTCCGTGGTTCTAATTCACC